GTTTCCAGTCGATCATGCTCGGCGACGCGAACGCCGGTGTCCGGATACCGGCCAAGCGGATCGTGCCGTACGTGTGGGAGCGCGAAGGCGGCGACTGGCTCGGAAAATCGGTCCTACGCAGCGCATATAAGAACTGGCTGCTCAAAGATCGCATGCTGAGGGTGCAGGCGCAAACGATCGAGCGCAACGGGATGGGCATCCCGGTCTACTACGCGGGCCCGATGGACAAGCAAGACGACTTGGACAAGGGCCAGCAGATGGCGAACGACTATCGCGCTGGGGACTCTTCGGGTGCGGCGCTCCCGAACGGCGCGAAGCTGCGGCTACAGGGCGTCGAGGGCGCGCTGCCGGATGCCGATCCGGTGATCCGCTACCACGACGAGCAGATGGCGCGGGCCGTCCTCGCGCATTTCCTGAATCTGGGCACGCAGACCGGTTCCTGGGCGCTGGGCAGCACGTTCGCTGACTTTTTCGTCATGTCGTTGCAGACCGAGGCGCAGCTCGTCGCCGACACCGGAAGCGCCTATATCGTCGAGCCGCTCGTCGACATCAATTTCGGGCCGGACGAACCGGCGCCCCGGATCGTGTTCGACGAGATCGGCTCTCGCCACGACGCGACAGCGGATGCAATGGCGCTGCTGCTCAACGCCGGGGCAGTCATCCCCGATCGCCGCCTCGAGCAGGCGCTACGCGACATGTACGGGCTGCCGCAAAAGGACCCGGACGCGCCCGATCCCGGGCCGAAGTCCGGGCCGCAGCCCGGCGCGCCGGTCGACGGCAACGGCGGCGACCCGAACGAACCCCCCCACCTGCAGGAGCAGCAGCAATGAACGCACGTGATCGTGTCCGGGCGCTGGTGGCCGACCGCGCCGAACGCCCCTGGTATGAGATCAGAGCGGCGGCCGACGCCGACGGCGCCGAGACGCCGGTCGTCTACATCTACGACGAGATCGACTCGTGGTTCGGTGTCTCGGCCGAAGCCTTCGCGCGCGATCTGGCCGCGCTGGACGCCGAGCGCATCGAGGTACACATCAACTCCCCCGGCGGCAACGCCTACGACGGTCTCGCCATCATGAACGCGATCGCCGGCCACCCGGCGCAGATCACGACCATCGTCGACGGGCTCGCGGCCAGCGCGGCGAGCTACATCGCGATCGCGGGCGATGAGGTGATCATGCGCCCGGGCGCACAGATGATGATCCATGAGGCGTGGGGGCTGGCTGTCGGCGACGCGCGCGATATGGCGGCGATGGCCGAGCAGCTCGACGGCGCCAGTAGCGCACTCGCCGAGATCTACGCCAAGAGGACCGGCGGCGACGTCGACGCGATGCGTGAGCTCATGCGCGCCGAGACGTGGTTTTCGGCTGACGAGGCGGTCGAGGCCGGCCTCGCCGATCGGGTCGAGGCGCCGAGCAAGAGCAAGGCCGGCGGGGGCGGGGGCGCGGCCGCCAAGGCGCGTGCGTTCGACCTTAGCGTTTTCAACTACTCCGGCCGCCGCGCGGCTCCCGCGCCGCGGCTGCATCGATCACCCTCTGCCCGAGTCCGTGCGGAGGTCACACCAGGAAAGGAGGGCACTATGCCCACCCTGATCGAGGGCCTGCGTGAGCGTCTCGGACTTCCCGACGACGCCGACGAGGCCGCAGTGCTGGAGGCGGTGAGCGCCCGCGTCGAGGATGGCGGTACGCCCACCGGTGAGCCGGCTCCGGCCGAGCCGACGCTGCAGCAGATCGCGGCCTCGGCTCGGCGGCTGAATCTGCAACTGGTCGACAAGGACCAGTACGACGCGCTCGCGGCGCAGGCCGCGCAGGGCGCGCAGGCGTTCAAGGCGCAGCAGGAGGAGCACCGGAACGCGGTACTCGCCGAGGCGATCCGCACCGGCCGGATCTCGGCGGCGCAACGCGAGACCTACGCCCGGCAGCTCGAACGCGACCCGGAGGACACCGAGGCGTTCCTGATGGGGCTGCCGAAGAACATGGCTGTCCCGCTCGAGGAGATCGGCCACTCGGGCGAGCCGGAGGTCGACGAGCTCGGCGCGGACATGGCCGCCGCCTACGCCAAGGTGACCGGCGCGAACTGGAAGGATGCGTAATGGCTGACTACCTGCCCTTGTACTTCCCGGGCGAAAAGGTGCCGTGCACCACGAGCGCAGCGGTCACCGCCGGTCAGGTGCTCATCGTCTCGGGCAACAACACCGTCGCCGCGTCCAGCGCCGCGGCGGTCGCGTTCGGCATCGCCGCCTACGACGATCCGGTCGGCGGCGCTCAGATCATGGCCTACCGCGACGGCATTCACGTGCTGGCGGCGAGCGGCGCCATCAACGCCGGTGACGCAGTGGTTCCCGCGGCCAGTGGCGCGGTGGCCGCGATCGGGTCCGATACCAACTACGCCCACGTCGTCGGTCAGGCGCTCGCCGCAGCATCCGGCGGCAAGGTGACTGTCGCCCTGCGGCTGGGCTGAGAGAGGTCATTCCCATGAGTGGAACAACATTCCCGCCCGCGCAGCCCACGCTGTCGGGCGACATCCTGCAGATCAACCGGTTTCTGAATGATCCGGTCTGGATTCTGCGGGCGCTGCGCACGATCGGTGATCAGCTGTTCGTCTCGAACAGGATCCTCACCGGCCAGTGGTGGACGGAGTCGGGCTCGGCCGCCTATGAGCAGAACGAGTCGATCTTCGCCGACTCCGCGCCGAAGTCGGTCCCGCCGGGCGGCGAGTACCCGCTGACCACGACCGGCACCGGTCCGGCGAGCATGGCGAACACTGTGAAGTGGGGCCAGGATTCGGAGATCACCGACGAAGCTATCTCGCGGCAGAAATACGCCGTCGTACAGCGGAAGTTCACCAAGCTCGTCAACTCGCATGTGCAGCAGATCGACTCGGTGGCGCTGTCCGCGGTGGCCTCGGCGGTCACGCAGAACACTGCGGCGATTGCGTCCTGGGCGGGCACCGGCGCGACTCCGGTCATTCTGCGCGACCTCATGAGAGCGTTCGCGTCCATCGTGAACCTGAAGCAGGGTTACATGCCCGACACCGTGCTCGTCGGGCTGACCACGTTCGCGAACATCGTCAGCGACGACAAGCTCGCGCAGCTGCTACCCCGCGAGGTGCCCGGCGTCGCCGCCTCACCGGTCAGTGCGGGATGGGATTCGCCGTTTATGAAGCGCATCGGCGGATTTACGTTCGTCACCTCGCCGAACCTGCCGGTGACCGGTCGGGCGACGCTGCTCGACTCGAAGGTGCTCGGCGGTTTCCTCGACGAGCGCGTGCCCGGCCCGGGCTACGTCGCCAGCCAGGACCAGGGCGCCGACGGCATCCAGGTCAAGACCATGCGCGAGGACGAGACCGACGGCTGGCGGATCCGCTGCCGCCGGATCACCACGCCGCTGGTCACCGAACCGGCTGCGGCTTGGCAGATCACAGGAGTCGACGCATGAGGTACCAAGTAACCGCGCCGCTGGTGATCGCACAGGATCACGAGGGGCGGGCTCATCACCGCTACTCGGGCGAAGTGATTCAGTGGCTATCGCCCGAGCAGCGGCAGCACCTGCTCGATCTGGGGATGGTCGAGGAGATCCCCGACGCCACACCCCCAGGTGTCGCGCCCGCGGTCGACGAGTCCGACGAGGACGAGTCGCAGCCGACGCCGGACACCGATCCGGCCGGGCCCGCGCCCGCGGTCGCCCCCGAGCAGGCATCGCAGGAGTCCGAGCAGCCCTCGCGGCCGCCGCAGATCGCGAAGAAAGAGATCTGGGTCGACTGGGCTGTGCAGGCCAAGGGCATCGACAAGGCCGAGGCCGAGACGATGACCTTGGAACAGCTCAAGGCGCTGTGAGAGGGGGTGCGCTGAGATGACCACACCGACACCGTTCGCGACCACGGACGACGTGCAATCGACTTGGCGCACCCTCAACACCGAGCAGACCGCCTACGCCGAGCTGCTGCTGCAGGCGGCGGCGATCTGGATCTACAACCGCGTGCCCGGCATCGACCCGTCGAGCCCGGCCGCGAAAATCGTCTCTATCGAGGTGGTGCGCGCCGCGCTGCAGCGCGACGTGTTCGACGGCGCACCGTCGGGAAAGATCACGCGCGGCAACCGCTCCGACGAGTGGACCGGCGCGCGGACCGCGACCGTCGAGCAGCTCGCCCGCACGCTGGTGTTCAGC